ACACATACAGCTCTTTAACGTCTCTTGATGGCGGCGGGAACCAAGTATTCTATATCGGAGGAAATGGAAGTAATCAATGGTTCAAGGGAAACTTGGATGAGTTTAAGCTTATTAAGCCATAGGATCTGGCGTTGTGATTATCAGGTATAAATATCAATAAAGGAGCCCATGTCCGAGATCATATTACCATACAATTTTACCCCACGCGACTATCAAATGCCCTTATGGTCGTATCTCGAGGGTGGTGGCAAGAGGGCCGTTGCGATATGGCACCGTCGTGCTGGCAAAGACTTGACTGCTCTTAACTGGACCATCACAGCCGCAATTGAGCGCCCCGGTCTTTATTGGCACCTTCTTCCAACATATAACCAAGGTCGTAAGATCGTGTGGGATGGGATGAATAAGGAAGGTCGCCCGTTCCTAGATCATTGGCCGTCAGATCTGATTAAGAACCCCAACAACACAGACATGAAGTTAGAGACTGTTAATGGCTCCGTGTATCAGGTCGTTGGGACTGATTGGGTTGATAGGTTGGTTGGCGCCAACCCAGTTGGGTGTATCTTCTCTGAGTACTCACTACAAGACCCGCGTGCTTGGGATCTTATTCGCCCAATCTTGTTGGAGAACAAGGGTTGGGCACTGTTTATCTACACCCCCCGTGGAAAGAACCATGGGTACAACATGTTTAGGTTAGCTGAAAAGAACTCTGGCAAGTGGTTTTCACAGATTCTTACAGTTAATGATACTGGGGTTATTACTGCGGAGGATATTAATGATGAGCGCGAGGCAGGGATGTCAGAAGAACTCATTCAGCAAGAATTTTATTGTAGCTTTGAAGCTGGGATACCTGGAGCTTACTACTCCACACAGATTTTGCAAGCCCGTAAGGAGGGGCGGATTTGTGGTGTCCCTGTTCATACAGATGTTCCTGTTGATACTTATTGGGACCTTGGCATGGATGACTCAATGAGTATTTGGTTTGGCCAAGATATTGGTAGAGAGATTCATTTGATTGACTACCTTGAAGGTGCTGGCGAGGGTTTCCCATATTATGCAAAAGAGATGGCAAAGTTACCGTATATTTATGGTAGACACTACGCGCCACACGATATTAAGGTGCGTGAACTTGGGTCTGGAAAGTCTCGGCGTGACAGCGCTAAGAAACTCGGAATTGATTTTCAGGTGACAAGAAAGCTTAACAACAAAGAAGATGGCATCCATGCAGTGCGGACAATCTTCCCATCTTGTTACTTTGACGCACGTAAATGTGCAAGAGGTATTGATGCCCTAGAGAATTACAAGAAGGAGTATGATGATAAGAAGAAGGTCTTCATGTCAACCCCAGTTCGTGATTGGGCAAAACACGGTGCCGATTCTTTTGAGACCATGGCCATGAACCATGAGTTTAAAAGCATGCGACAAGGCAACATCCTATATCACCCAAATATGCGACGTCGTGTTAATGCTGCAGACTCAGTGGCGGGATATTAATTTAAAATAGATGTTTACTTTTTCGAACTAATGTGGTAGTATGTCTTAAAAGGTGAAACGAATGAGTGACCTTGGGATAAATATTAGGGCAGCCTTTACTAAAGCAGCGGGTGACCGGAGTGCGCATGAGCAGGTTTGGCTTAAGGACATTCGCCAGTACAAAGGTATCTATGACCCTGAAATTCTTGCCAAGTTTGATGCGAAAAGATCCAAGTCATTCATAAGAGAGACTCGAACCAAGATCCGTACAATAGATGCACGGATAATGGACCTATTGTTCCCAGCAAATGGTGAGAAAAACTGGGCAATAGTATCTACACCTATACCAAAAGTCCCACAAGAGATTGAGAATAAGATCATTGAGCAAATCACCTTAGTCTTAAAAGACGCAGGTGAGGACCGTGCGCCGACCAATGAGGAACTTAAGCTTGGTATTAAGGCATATGCTGATGAGACGTGCCTCAAGATGTCTACTGAGATACATGATCAACTATCTGAGATAAAATATCGCAGCATTATTCGTGATGTGATGCACTCAGGGCACCTCTATGGGACTGGTTGGCTAAAAGGTCCTTTGGTTGATCAGGTCCTTGAACAACACTGGGAACTTACTACAGTTGCAGGTTCAATGAAATGGGTCTTAGTAGAAAAGAAGATCAATCGCCCATATGCTGAATTTAAGCCAATCTGGAATATTTATCCAGATATGTCTGTTACGGAACTAGACCAATGCCGATTTGTCTGTGAGCGTCACATAATGCCGCGTCATCAATTGCTTAAGTTAGCAGCCCGCGATGACTTTGACGAGGTGGTCATTAAGGAGCATATTGAGGCCAATCCGACAGGGAAGATAGAATACAAAAGTTTTGAAAATGACCTATACAATATGCAGGATAATAATACTGCACCGAGGTCACAGGTTAAAGGTGGGTATGAACTTATTGAATATTGGGGGTATGTTTCTGGAAGTGAACTCGCCGAATTTGACACAGAAAAATTTGCTGAGTTTGGTATTGAAGATGATGACTACCCAGTAAATGTTTGGGTGATTGATGATAAAGTAGTTAAGGTGGCAATCCAACCAGTATCTGGTTTGGTGATACCTTTCTATGTTTATTACTTCGATAAAGATGAGACGAGCATCTATGGTGAGGGCATCTCTGCAATAATGAGAGACCCACAACGCCTTGTAAACGCCTCAATTCGCGCCATGATCGATAACGCCGCGCACTGTGCAGGGCCTCAATATGAAGTCAACGTTGACCTTCTCGCTGAAGGTGAAGATCCTACTGACATTGGTGCGTTTAAGGTTTGGATGCGCACCGGTAAAGACGCTGATATTGCTGGCAAAGAGGTGGTTCGTGTAAAAACCATTGCATCATACACCCCTGAGTTTATGAACATGTACGGGCTGTTTAGTCGCCTTGGTGATGAGGTAACAGTCATTCCACGTTACATGCAGGGTGATTCCCGTGTTAGTGGGGCTGGTAGGACAGCCTCTGGTTTGTCGATGTTAATGGGGCAGGCAAATGTTGGGATGTCTGATCTCGTTAAGTTGTTTGATGAAGGTATCACCAAACCATTTATAACTGGAATGTACAATTGGAACATGCAGTTTAATGATAAGCAGGAGATTAAAGGTGACATGCAGGTTAGTGCCACTGGTTCAACAGCTCTGATGGCCAAAGAGATTCGAGCAAATCAGATTCAGACTTTCTTACAGATGACTCTCAATCCAATGGATTCTTCATGGGTCAAACGCGGAAACTTACTGCGACGTTGGGCTGAGGCCACAGACATTGGCGGAAATGAGGCAGTCTATACTGATGAAGAACATATTGCAGTCATGGAACAAAATGCTGCAGCAGCACAACAGCAACAGGAACAGGAACAAGGGGCTGGATTTAATCAGTTAGAGTCAGTGATAAAGCAACTTGAAGGCGGCATGCAGATGTTGGCTGAGAAAGTTAACGGCATAGAGCAGGGTATTGCTGAGGCGCTAAACATATCCTCGCAAAGACGTGCGCAATAAAGGAGAAAACATGAATAGCTTAGTTGACATGTCACGGCCAAAACCTGAGGTTGCTGAAGAGAAAATGACGATTGGTCCGTCTGACTCTTACTATGAAAAATACCCATGGGGGTTAAGGATCAACCTGGATAATGACGCCCTTAAGAAACTCGGGCTTAAACTCAGTGCACTTACCGTGGGTGGCACAGTCGACGTTACCGCCAAGGCCCTGGTGACGTCCCTGTCGTCAGATCAAAACATGGAGAACACAGATCAAAAGGTGAGAAACCGTGTCGAGTTACAGATAACTGATCTGATGGTTGCAGACTCAGAAGATTTTGGTTCAGCTTTTAAGGAAGCTATCGATGAGTAAACATGATTCTGATTCTAAGGAGTTAATCCAAAGGATACACCCGATGGTTAATTACCCAGGGGTTAGTGATGTTGTTTCTCTATTGGTTGTACACATTAACATATGGAAAGATGAACTTGCCGTGGCAAGAGGTCGTAATATTGCAGAACTACAAGGGGCAATTGAAAAGGTGACTGAGATTATTACTGCGCTAAAACGGGAAGTGCCAAAAAACAACTATAAAAATGGCGCTTATACTGGTGATTAACTACCCACAATAGTAAACATAGTTGTGGATATAGTTAAAATAAAATGTGGATACGTCTAGGCGCCCACGCAAGGAGAGAGTTGTTATGGAAGAGCAGCAGGAACAAGGCGCGGCAGTTGTACTTGAGACTGAAAACACAGGGTTTGACGAGAGTTTTATTGAGGCTGTCGGCGATAGTGTTGTGACCACACCCGTCGTAGTTGAAGAAACCCCCGTTGCGAGTGAAGAAACCCCTGTTGTCGCGACGTCTCTTAAGACTGGGGATGCCCCCACAGAAACGAGTACACCAGACTACAAGGTTCTTTTTGAAGCAGAACAACAACGTACGAGATCATGGGAAGGGCGACTATCAGCAGCGGAAAGACGTAATGCTGAATTACAGGCTCAGATTCAGACACCAGTGTCTACAAAACAAGATACTCCAGTAAGCACTGAGAGCCTTGTGGATGCTGATGACCCACTGATTCAGAGTTTCATCAAGGAGATGGGTGCTGACTTCATTAAGCCGCTCGATGCTTATATGAAGAAGCAACTTAAACCCATTATTGAAGAGTTGATCAAGCCGTTTGTTGACCGAGTTCCTGTGATTGAGCAACGCGTTGCTGCAAATGACGAGGTTCGCGTCCAAGAACATTTTGGGAAGATATACAGTGCACACAGTGATGTAGAGGATTTGGTTAAGCCAGATCCAGTAACAAACCAAAGTGCACTCGACGTGTATGTCGAAAGCTTGCCATATGCAGAGGCTGTTTCAAAAAAGAAGATCATGCAGGATGGGACTACGCAACAGGTCATCGACTTGTTAACCGAGTTTAAAAAGAAGACTGGTAAAGTTGTACCACCAGTGATTGAAACACCACAACCTAAGCCAAACGCTTTAGTAAACGCGTCCAAAGATGAGATAGTTGCAGCCACTGCTGTCAAAGGAAAAGTGAGCATTATTCCTAAAGGCAAAGCGGCAATTAACGATTTTGCGGGTGCTTTCAGTGAGGCAGTTGGCGCCTAATAGGAGGCTACAATGTCTGTGATTACTACCTATGGAGATATCTCTCCACGAACGGCAGCATATGCTGCAAAAGAGTTTCTTGAGAGGGCCCTTCCATACCTCGTCATTGAGAAGTTCGGGCAGTCGAAACCGTTGCCGGCGAATAGCTCAAAGACGATGATCTTCCGGAGATACAACTCCCTATCAGCGACACCCAATGTGTTGGTTGAAGGCGTCACCCCGACAGGAAAACAGCTTACGTCGACTGACGTGAGTGTTACCTTGGAGCAGCTCGGTGACCGTGTCGTTATCTCTGACGTCATTCAGGACACCCATGAAGATCCAGTCTTTCGTGAGGCACAGGATGTTCTCAGTGAACAAGCTGGTCAGATGATTGAACTCGCCCGTTTCGGCGTTATCAAAGCAGGAACCAATGCCTATATGGCAAATGGTGCACTGCGAACCGATGTGAATACCCCGATCACGCTTGGGTTGCAGCGTAAGATTACACGGTATCTGAAACGCCAGATGGCCAAGAAGATCACCACTGTCGTCAAGTCAACACCAGCGTACGCAACACAGGCTGTTGCCCCGTCGTACATCGCCTTGTGTCACTCTGACTGTGAGGCGGATATCCGCAATATGGCTGGTTTCGTACCGGTTGAAAATTATGGTGGCGGGATGACCCCGTACGAAAGCGAAATTGGTAAAGTGGAAGATGTCCGGTACGTCTACTCCACAATCTTCACCTCCTGGGCAGACGGTGGCGCCGCTTATGCTGGGTCTGGGACTGCCATGCTATCAACTACCGGGGTAAGTGCAGATGTCTACCCAATCCTTTTCCTTGGGAAAAATGCCTATGGCATTATTCCTCTCAAAGGGCCAAACGCCATCATCCCGATGGTTGTGAACCCAAAGCCCAGTGACAGTGATCCACTGGGGCAGCGTGGACATGTCAGTTGGAAGTCAATGCAGAAAGCCGTTATCCTCAACGACGCATACATGGTGCGTGCTGAAGTAGCAGTGACTGCAAACCCAATCTAATGTAGCAACGGTAAGTAAGGAGAGAGTATGAAAAGCACGGCGGAAGATGAACAAAGCAAGGATCTGAATGCTGCGATGGTGATTGACGGCGAGGATATCGTTGATGAGACAGTCATCTTAAATCAGATCATGGGGGCAGAGGCCGATATTAGGAAGGCGCCAAAAGCGCGGCTATTCATCCATAATCAGGAAGGTCCTGATGGTGATAAGCCTGTTTTTGTGGCCATAAATGGTGTTGGTTTTTCCATTCCCCGCGAGATGCATGTAATGGTCCCAGAACCAGTTGTTGGTGTTTTGGAGACTGCAACGGAGGTAAAGTACTACCGTGAAGAGAGAGAAGGGCAATTTGTCGGTCCAACCCTGGAACGGGTGGTTCGG